ATGAGAATCCAAGAGCGGAAGAAGTTTCATCAAATATAAAAAAAAAAATTACAGATAATAAAGATAAATAAATAATAAAAAAAAAAAAAAAAAAAGATCTTGAGAAAAAGAATGAAGTAACCGAAGTAAATAATACTCAAAATAACTTTTACTTAGGTTCGACTGCAGACGTTCAACGTTTGCTCAAAGGTGATATAATTGATGGAACAGTCACGACAGACTCAGCCGACTAGGGAAACATACCTAGGTAATCCAAACGTTAAACGTGATGGTGTTGCTGAAGAATGGACTCCCGAACGTCTGTTAGAATATAAAAAGTGTATGGACGATCCTGTACACTTTGCTGAACATCACTTGAAAGTGATTAACCTTGATGAAGGTTTAGTTCCGTTTAAACTGTATCCTTATCAAAAACAAATGTTTGAGAGGTTCAATGAGTTTAGGTTTAATATTATCTTGGCATGCAGACAAAGCGGTAAATCGATATCAGTATGCGCCTACTTGCTCTGGTATGCGTTGTTTCATCCGGAAAAGACTGTGGCCATACTCGCTAACAAAGCGTCGACCGCACGAGAAATGCTCTCTCGGATCACGCTTATGCTTGAAAACTTACCGTTCTTTTTACAAGCCGGAACAAAAGCTCTTAACAAAGGTTCACTTGAGTTTGGCAATAATTCTCGAATTATTACTGCTGCAACCACTGGTTCTTCTATCCGTGGTCTTTCTATCAATCTGCTTTATTTAGACGAATTTGCATTTGTAGAAAAAGCCACAGAATTTTATACCTCAACATATCCTGTTGTATCTTCTGGTAAAGATACTAAAGTCATTGTCACATCTACGGCAAATGGCATTGGTAATATGTTTTATAAGATTTGGGAAGGTGCCGTACAAGAAGTAAATGAGTTTACTCCATTTCGAGTTGATTGGTGGGATGTTCCCGGTCGTGATGAAAAATGGAAAGAACAAACGATCAACAATACTTCAAAGTTACAGTTTGATCAGGAGTTTGGAAATACATTCTTCGGTACCGGAGATACGCTTATTAACGCAGAAACTCTTATGGAATTAAGAGCAGCTCAGCCTATAAGATATATTGAACAAGGCGATGGATTGGCTTATGAAGATCCAATAAAAGATCACGAATATATTATGTGTGTTGATGTGGGAAAGGGAAGAGGTCAGGATTACTCTACTTTTACTTTAATCGATATTAGCGTTAAACCTTTTAAACAGGTAGCTGTCTACCGCAACAATGCTATCTCGCCATTGCTCTTCCCTAGTATTATATATAAGTATGCTGTTTCTTACAACAAGGCTTATGTTATTGTTGAATCAAATGACCAAGGCTCAATGGTAGCAAATGGTTTATATCATGAACTTGAATATGACAATGTTCACGTTGAATCTGCAATCAAAGCAAATGCTATTGGCCAAGCGATGACTCGTCGAGTAAAAAGGCTTGGTTGTTCTGGTCTTAAAGATCTTTTAGAAAACAATAAACTTAAAATAATCGATGAACAAACTATTTTAGAAATATCAACATTTGTTGGTAAAGGTAACTCATACGAAGCTTCAGAAGGTAATAATGATGATTTAGTTATGACTTTAGTTATGTTTGGTTATTTTGCTCAATCTCAATTCTTTACTGATATGACTGACATTAATTTGAAAGAACTATTATTTAAACAAAGAATGGAAGAAATTGAAGCAGATATTGTACCATTTGGCTGGGTTGACGATGGATCTAAGTATATCACACAACTTGAAGACGAAGAAAACAAAAAACCTGATTGGTATATTGACTTCGATCGAGATGTATTTTGATCAAAATATGAATTATTATAAATACATATGAAATTGAAAATAATCGTATTATGCACCATATAAATAACCGAGTGAGGTAAGCTAATGGCACTTTTTGCACCATCTCAAAGCCCTGCGGTAGTTGTTAAAGAGGTTGATCTTACAGGCGGAGTGCCTAACGTTCAAACCTCAACTGGCTGCTATTCAGGCAAATTTATGTGGGGACCGGCGGATACAAGAACTTTAATCGCAAATGAAGAGGAACTTTCCGAAACATTTGGTGCACCTAATAGTTCTCACTCCATCGACTACCACGACGCAGCGTACTTTTTACGCTATTCAAACACTTTGCAGATGTCACGTATTGTAGATTCAAACGCTAAAAACGCTGTTTCTACTACAGGACAAACTTCTGCATATGCTGTGGGCACATACACACGTCCACAGGTAACTAACCCAGCAAACTTTGACAATCAACAAGGGTCTCTGGATTCAGACGGATTTACTTTTATCGGTAGGTTCCCAGGGTCGTTGGGTAATTCATTAAGAGTTTCAATTTGTCCACCATCAATAGGTGACTCAGCGTTTGACGCATGGACATACAAATCATCATTTGATGCAGCACCAGGGACATCAACCTTTGCTTCAAATAATGACGCTACAAACGACGAAGTTCACGTAGCAGTTGTTGATTTAAATGGTGAATTTACAGGAACAGCAGGTACTGTCCTTGAGACATATCCTTATCTTTCTGTTGCAACTAACGCAGTCAATGCTGATGATGGATCAAACATTTATGTAAAAGATGTGATGAATCTAAACTCTCAATACATCCACTTTGTCGATTTTGATTCAAACTTTACAAACTTTGGTAACGCTGGTACAGCAATTACACCGGGTACATCAAAAGATTTCTTAGGAACTGCAGTTCAAACTTCAGCTGTTGTTAACTTTGCTTTTGACTCAGGTACAGATGCTGGTACACTTGCAGCTGGCGATTATCTCAGTGCGTTTGATTTGTTTGAAGACAAAGATGTTGTTGAGATTGATTTCTTAATCGCACCGGGAATGGCAGCACGCGCTGATCAAACAACTGTTGTCAATGACTTGATCGCAATTGCGGCCGCACGTAAAGATTGTGTGGTTGTATCTGGTCCAGCTAGAAACGATATTGTAGATGTATATTCATCTTCAACAGTTACAACAAATCTTGTAGCTACTGCTGAATCATTTACAAGATCAAGTTATAATATCGTAGCAGGTAACTACCTTAAAGTCTACGATAAATATAACGACAAATTCATCCAAATTCCAGCAAACTCTTCGTTAGCTGGTTTGATGGCTGAAACTGATCGTGTTGCAGCACCTTGGTTCTCACCAGCAGGCACACGCCGTGGTGCATTACTTGGTGTAACATCACTCGCATTTAGCCCGAATAAAACACGTAGAGATACACTGTACAAGGCTGGAATTAACCCAATCGTTAATCTGCCGGGTCAAGGTATTCTTTTATTCGGTGATAAAACTGGTCTTGCAAGACCTTCCGCGTTCGACCGTATTAACGTACGTCGATTGTTCCTAACACTTGAGCGAGCCATTGAACGGGCAGCCAAGAACGTACTCTTTGAATTCAACGATGAATTTACAAGAGCTGAGTTCGTGAATATCATCGAGCCAGTACTACGTGATGTTAAGGGCAGACGTGGTATTACAGACTTCCGTGTGATTGCAGATGAAACTGTAAATACACCAGCAGTCGTAGATAGAAATGAGTTTATTGCTAATATTCTTATTAAGCCAGCTCGTTCTATCAACTTTATCACACTTAACTTTGTCGCTGTTAGAACCGGTGTTTCCTTCGAGGAAATCGCTGGTCAGGCATTCTAATCTAGGGAGGTAACTTATGGCACTTGGTAGTGTAGACGAATTTAAGTCAAGACTCACTGGCGGTGGTGCACGCGGTAATCTCTTTCAGATTACACTTGCAAATCCGCGAGGAGGTTTAGGCGTAGCACTTGATGTCGATTTTGCTTCCTTCATGTGTGAAGGTGGTCAATTACCGGCCTCTACAGTTGGAACAATTGAGATTCCATTTAGAGGTCGTAGACTGAAAGTTGCTGGAGACAGAACATTTGATCCATGGACCGTTACAGTAATTAACGATACTGGATTTAAAGTTAGAAACGAAATGGAAAGATGGATGAACGCAATTGCTAACCATGCAGATGCTGGTGGTGTGCAGAATCCTGAACTCTATTTCGCTGATCTGAAAGTTGAGCAATTTGATCGTGACGAAACTGTTGTTAAGACATACACGTTCAAAGATGCTTGGCCTTCAAGTGTATCTGCGATAGAATTGAGTTATGCTGACGATCAAATCGAAAGATTCCAGATCGAATGGCAGTACCAATACTGGACCAGTAATACCACTGATCAGTAATAATATATAGATGGAGAGCGGAAACCGCTCTCCTCTTATAAAGGAAAAATGAATGGCAGATGACGGCTTCAAGCTATTTGGCTTTGAAATAAAACGAGCAAGCGTTGAAGATCCTAAGAAGGCTCCTTCAATTGTACCAGCTCGAGATGAAGACGGTGCAGGATATGTTACCGTTTCTGGATCACATTATGGACAATATATTAGTCAAGACGGCACGGACGCAAAAGATAATCACGCGTTGATTATGAAATACCGTGGCGTTGCAATGCACCCTGAAGTTGATATGGCAATTGAAGACATTGTGAATGAAGCAGTAATTGGTGGAGAAGAACCAGTTAATATCACAATGGACAATTTAAAAGTTTCAGCTACTCTTAAGAATAAGATTAGAGAAGAGTTCGATACAGTATTAAGTAAAATGAATTTTAAAGAACTCGGACACGACATATTTAGAAGATGGTATGTTGATGGTAGATTATATCATCACATTGTGGTTGACGAAACAAATACTAAACAAGGTATTGTGGATATTCGTCCGATTGACGCAGCAAGAATTCGTAAAGTAAAACAGGTTAAAAAACAAAAAGATCCTAAAACTGGTGCTAACTTAATTAAAAAAGTTGATGAGTATTTCATTTATCAAGAAAAGCCGGGAGCTCAAGCTTCAGGCGTTAAATTAAGTCTAGATTCAGTTTCATATATTACATCTGGTTTGCTTGATGAAAAACGACAAAAGGTTTTATCATATTTACATAAAGCTCTAAAACCAATTAACCAGTTAAGAATGATGGAAGACTCTTTGGTCATCTATCGTTTGGCTCGTGCACCAGAACGTAGAATTTTTTATATTGATGTTGGTAACTTACCACGTGGTAAGGCTGAACAATATATGAAAGATATTATGACTCGTTATCGTAATAAACTTGTTTACGACGCTAGCACAGGAGAAATCAAGGATGACAGAAAACATCAGTCGTTACTTGAAGACTTTTGGCTCCCAAGGCGTGAAGGTGGTAAAGGTACGGAGATTTCGACGCTCCCTGGTGGTGACAACCTTGGACAAATCGAAGACATACTTTATTTTCAAAAGAAAGTATATAAATCTCTTAATGTACCGCTGAATCGTTTAGAACAAGAACAACAATTCTCGCTTGGTAGAGCTACTGAAATTAGTCGTGATGAATTAAAGTTCCAAAAATATATCGACAGATTACGTACAAGATTTGGCTATATGTTCCTTGGTATTTTAAAGACGCAACTAATATTAAAAGGTATTATAGCAGAAGATGATTGGCAAGATATGCGTAATCACATTATTGTTGATTTCGCTAGAGATAATCATTTTACTGAACTTAAAAATTCTGAACTTTTGAGAGAAAGACTTGCAACATTGAATGAAGTTCAAGGCTTTGTAGGTGAATACTTCTCGAAAGAATGGGTAATGAAGAATGTCCTACACTTCACAGATGATGATATCGATAACATGGGACTAAATCAAAGTGATGGTGAAGAAGAGCCACCACAAGAAACAGGAGATGAAGAATGAGTGAAGCTTACGAAGATGTAGCACAGGAAGAACCGCAAGTAGAAGAAAATCCACTTGCTGCTCTAGTTGATGCTGCCTTGGCAAAGGATTACAATAAAGCAAATGATATTTTTGGCCAAGCTATTTCTGTAAAGATGTCCGATGTAGTGGACCAAGAGCGTATTAGATTATCAAACGCTATTTACAATGGCGAAGAGGAGGATCCCGAAGATGAAGTCGAAGATAAAGATGTGGAGGATTCTGAAGACGTATCTGATGGCGATGATAATGTGGAAGATTCTGATGCTGAAGGGGATGCTGATGGCGATGAAGAATCTGACGAAGATACTAATGAAGAAGAAGTAGAAAATTAAAATCATATAAATAATACTACAGAAGAATATATCTGTAAATATTTACAAAGAAGGTCCGTGTAATGAAACTTATTTCTGAATTTATTGACCATCAAATTGGTTACAATGTCATAACAGAAGAAAAATCTGGTAAGAAGTCTTACGTGATTGAAGGTGTATTTGCACAGGCCGACATGAAGAATCGAAACGGTCGTATATATCCAAAAGCGATCATGGAAAAAGCTGTAGGTAACTACGTTGATAAGCAAGTTTCCAAAGGTCGTGCGGTTGGTGAGTTAAATCACCCTGAAGGACCGACCGTTAATTTAGATAAGGTTTCACACAAGATCAATGAACTCAAGTTTGAGGGAAATGATGTTGTTGGAAGAGCCACAGTTTTGGACACTCCTATGGGTGAGATTGTTAAGGGTCTACTCGATGGCGGCGTTCAGCTGGGCGTATCGACTCGTGGTATGGGAAGTTTGATGCAGCAAAACAACGCAATGGTCGTCAAAGACGATTTTATGCTTAACGCGATTGATATCGTGCAAGATCCATCCGCACCGTCAGCATTTGTTAATGGAGTTATGGAAGGTGTAGACTGGGTTTGGGATAACGGAATTTTGTCAGCTCAAGCAATTGAAAAAATGGAGACTGAAATAAAGAAAGCTCCACGGAAAGATCTCTATGAGGTACAGGTTCGTGAGTTTAAGAATTTCCTCTCGTTACTCAAATCTTAAATAAAAGGGAGTCAATTAATGACTGATCAAAATCAAATAGAAGATCAAGATGTTGAACTCCATGATGATAACGTCGTGGAAGCGTCTGATCACGAAGCTCAGTCAGTAGCAAGTGCTGATAAAGCAGGCGAATCGGGCAAGACTGCACCAAAACGTTCCACTCCAGGTGGCGCGGCTGATGCAACAGCTCAGGCACCAATGCCAAAGACTAAAGCGGGTATGCTTCAAGCTATGATGCATCACGCTGGTAAGATGAATAAAAAAGAACTTCAAGCTATGTATGGTTCAGTGATGAACAAAGAAATGATGCACGGCATGAAGAAAGAAGATCTAGATGACGAAGAAGAAGCAGTGCAAGAAATTGCATATGAGGCTAACTTCGAAGAAGATCTTAATGCATTGGTTAGCGAAGAAGCAACACTTTCAGATGAGTTTAAAGGCAAAGCTGCTACAATTTTTGAAGCTGCTATCAAGTCTAAACTGTCTAAAGAAGTTAATCGCTTGGAAGAAAAGTACAACGAAGAGCTGGCTGAAGAAATCTCAACAACTAAAGCTGAACTTGTAGAAAAGGTAGATTCCTATCTGAACTATGTAGTTGAGCAATGGATGGAAGACAACAAGGTTGCTGTACAAGCAGGCCTTCGTACAGAGATCGCCGAGACATTCATGAACAAGTTAAAAGACTTGTTTACTGAATCTTACATCGACGTACCAGAGTCAAAAGTCGACCTAGTTGACGAACTTGCTGGTGAAGTTGAAGAGCTGGAAGACAAGCTCAACGAATCAACTGGCAAGATCATCGAAATGACTGATGAGTTAGAATCATTTAAGCGTGAGGCTGCAATTGCTGAAGCAACTAAAGATCTAGCTGACACTCAGGCAGAGAAGTTAAAGGAATTAGTTTCAGACATTGACTGGAGCGACACTTTTGCAGAAAAAGTTAAGACTGTAAAAGAATCCTACTTCAAAAAAGAAGCGGTAGAAACAGAAGCCGATGACACACAGATTGACGAGTCTTTCGAAGTCGAATCATCTGAAGTTATGGGTCAGTATCTGGATGCCATTAAAAGACAAACAAAATCCTAAAGGGAGTTAAGTAAAATGCAAAACGCAGTATCTTACGATAAGCTCGTTGAAAAATGGGCACCAGTACTGAATGAAGAGTCAGCTGGTACTATTCAAGACGCGCACAGAAAAGCTGTTACTGCAGCTGTTCTAGAAAATCAGGAGCATGCTTTAAAAGAAGAAGGCATGTTGCAAGAAACAACTGTAGCATCTAATGCTGCAAACTGGAACCCAGTATTGATCGCACTCGTACGTCGTGCAATGCCTAACCTCGTTGCTTACGATATCTGTGGTGTTCAGCCAATGACTGGTCCAACAGGCTTGATCTTCGCAATGAAGTCAACCTTCCAGAAGACAAAAGCTGGCGTATCAAACGGTGACGAAGCACTCGGCGTTGACGAAGCACCAGTCGGTTACTCAGGTGACTCATCCACAACTGGTAACGGTTCGCTTGGACCATCTGGTTTGGCTGGTACACTAGACGGTGACGGCGACTCAACAATCATCGACTCTGAATCAACTCACGTACCGTTTATTGGTGACGCATATACAACTGCTGAAGCTGAGGTACTTGGTGGATCAGGTCAAGAAGTACTTGCTCCAATGGGCTTCACCATTGAAAAAGCAACTGTGACAGCTAAGTCACGTGCTTTGAGAGCAAATTACACTCTTGAACTTGCTCAAGACCTGAAAGCAATCCACGGCTTGGATGCTGAGACAGAATTGGCAAACATCTTGTCAACTGAAATCTTGGCTGAAATCAACCGTGAGGTTGTACGTACAGTGAACAGACAAGCTAAGATCGGTTCACGTCAAACTTCAAACCAAACACTCGGTATCTTTGACTTGTCAACAGATGCAGATGGCAGATGGTCTGTTGAAAAGTACAAAGGCTTGATCATGCAGATTGAGCGTGAAGCTAATACAATTGCTAAAGAGACACGTAGAGGTAAAGGTAACTTTATCTTGTGTTCATCAGACGTAGCTGCAGCTCTTAACGCTGCTGGTATGTTGGATTACACTCCAGCTCTTAGCGCTAACTTAAACGTTGATGACACCGGTAATACTTTCGCTGGTACATTGAACGGAAGAATTAAGGTGTACATCGATCCTTATTCATCACGTGACTATGTCAACGTTGGTTATAAGGGTACAAACCCATACGACGCAGGTCTATTCTACTGCCCATACGTACCACTAACAATGGTTAAGGCAGTTGGCGAGGAAGACTTCCAGCCAAGAATCGGCTTCAAGACTCGTTACGGAATGGTATCAAACCCATTCGTTGGTTCTTCACCAGCTAACGGTCTTGCTAACGATCGTACTAACCAATACTACAGAATCTCAGCTATTAATAACTTGCTTACATAATAGCTCGAATATGATTCGACTAGGGGTCCTTCGGGACCCCTTTTTATTTGTATAAATAAGGCTATATAAGGAAACTATTATGGCAGAACTTACAACAAACTTAAATTACCTACAACCAACTGGATTTAAGGTTGTGATCGACAGAGAAAACTATCCAAACTTGGAGTTCTTTGTACAGTCATTTGCGCATCCAGATGTTGCACTTCAACCAAGTGAATTACCATATCGTAAAGTTAGAAATATTCCACTTCCCGGTGGCACACTTGATTTTGGTGAATTGTCAATGACAATCATTCTCGATGAAGATTTAAAAGGCTATACGGAAATGAATGATTGGATGAGAAGAATTGTTGATCAGCCATTGAAAGGCGCACTTGATAGAGACGCCGCTGTAGCCCCTGCTGCAGCAGATATTACACTTGCAATTCTCAACAGTCAAAATAATAAGACAAAAACAATTCGATATATAGAAGCAGTACCAACAACACTTGGTAGTATTAACTTCGAAGCAACTGGTGGCGGTGGAGAATTTTTAACATCAAGTCTAAGCTTTAGATTTGCTAACTTTGAAATTGTATAGATAGTTTAAATAATGGAGTTATATTATGATTGATTTGAAAGACATTCTTGCTGCATGGCAAGAAGATAGTAAGTTGAGTATGCAACTTGACGAAGATTCTCGTAACACACCGTTACTACATGCAAAATATCTTGAAAAACTGGCTAATGCAAAACTTCTGTTAAAACGTGCAGAGTTTAGTCAAAAGACTTTGCTTAAACAAAAGTGGGAGTGGTACAATGGCAAGATGGATCCTGATACAGTCAAAGAACTTGGATGGGATCCAGATCCTTTTAATGGTTTAAAGATTATGAAAGGCGATATGGATTATTATTATGATAGTGATCCTGAAATACAAAAGTCAGAAGAGAAGATTCAATATTATAAAACACTAGTTGAAACATTAACTGAAATAGTATCTAATTTAAATTGGCGACATCAGACAATAGGTAATATCATTAAATGGAAGCAATTCGAGTCCGGCGCTTAAACCATGCTAATCTACATGTAGAATGCGATTTTGGTCAAGCGGCAGAGATAAAAGAGTTCTTTTCTTTTTTCGTACCGGGGTATCAATGGATGCCTGCATTCAAGCGTAGAATATGGGATGGAAAAATACGATTATACGATACGAATACTGGTGAACTGCCAGCTGGATTAATTCATCATTTAGTTAAGTTTATCGAAACCCGTGGATATAATTACGAGTTTGTAAAGACGAAATATGGAACACCTTTGGAAGAACAAAGGCCTGATCCAAAAGAAGTTGTAAACTTTATTAAGTCGTTAAATCTTCCGTACGATCCTCGTGATTATCAGTTTATTGCTGTGATGGAAGCATTGCATAGAACACGTGGTATTTTGCTATCGCCAACTGGTTCTGGTAAATCGTTAATCATTTACATATTAGCACAGTACTGGTTACATAAATTAGGAAATGAAAAAGTTTTAATCATTGTTCCAACAACGTCACTCGTTGAACAAATGCATAATGACTTTATTGAATATGGCTGCAGCCCTGATGATATTCATAGAATATATTCAGGTAAAGATAAAAGGTTTGAACAATCAATTTGTGTAAGTACTTGGCAATCAATTTACAAATTACCGAAAGATTGGTACGATCAGTTTGGTATGGTAATCGGCGATGAGTGTCATGGATTCAAATCAAAATCACTTATGAATATCATGAACAAAGCAACGGAGGCAAAATATCGATATGGCACGACTGGGACTTTGGATGGAACTCAAACTCATGAGCTGGTGCTTCAAGGACTTTTTGGAAAAACGTTTAAGGTTACTACTACCAAAAAGTTGCAGGACTCTGGAACTCTCGCAGAACTCAACATTAACAGAATCGTTCTTGATTATTCGGCAGATGCCAGACGGGAGTGCGAAACGAAAACTTATCAAGATGAAATAGAATATATAGTAACAAACGAAAAACGAAATAGGTTGATACGCAACCTAGCACTTGATCAAAAAGGTAATACACTAGTTTTATTTAATTACGTTGAAAAACATGGTAAACCTTTATTTGATCTCATTCGAGATAAAGCAAAAGAAGACCGCAAGATTTTTTTCGTATCAGGAAGTGTAGCAGCTTCAGATCGAGAAGCGATTCGCGGTATAGTGGAGAAACAGAAAAATGCTATTATTGTCGCTAGCCTTGGGACTTTCAGTACTGGGATTAATATTCGGAACCTACATAACATTATCTTTGCAAGTCCATCGAAGTCTCAAATCCGCGTTCTCCAAAGTATCGGGCGTGGTTTAAGAAAATCCGATAATGAAGAACCAACTACACTTTACGACCTTATAGATAATATTAGTACGGATACTCGAAAGAATTTTGCGTGGACACATGGTGAAGAACGACTCAAAATATATCACAGAGAAAAGTTCAACCATAAGACATATAAGGTAGAACTATGACAAACTTCAAACAGTTTAAATTAACGAATGGCGATGAAATCATTGCAGACGTAATTGACGGCAGCGATTCAGAGCATTTAGTAATTCGTGCAGCTATGAAGATTGTTGAAGTTGAACACTTAGAAGAAGGTTTCAGTTATTTTGCTTTCAGGCCTTTTATCGCATTTGCTGAAAGTCCTGAAACATTACAAGTTTTAGCAAATGGACACATCATTGCTGAAAACGTACCATCAACACATATCATGAAACATTATGCCAAATCCATTTCAATGATGAGTAGATTTTTAAAAACTGGTACAACTTTAGAAGATTTTGAATCAATGACAAGCGATCAAATTCATGATTGGGTTGAAGAATACATCAAAGCGGAAAAACAAGAACGCGAATCACAATCAAAAGATTTAGGCAAAAACGTAATTCGTGTCGAATTCGATAAGGATAAATTACATTGAGCTTTTTAGTACATCCACTTCCACCAGAAAATGTTTTCGTACGGAAAGAGTTTTTGTACGATCACCAAAAAGGCCATGGTGAATTAACACCGGGCATTTGGATCTCAGTTAAATCAACACAATATAAGGCACTTTACTTTGAAACACTTCTTACAGACTATGGGGCACTATACGATAAACTTCCTCTCTCGGCCTTCGTCTGGAAAACTGATCACGGGGATCTTCCTCTTGACGTTTTGCAGCTTTGGGATTGTTTCGATTATCATTTGACCGTAGTCGAAAAACCAATTCTTTCTCGCTGTGAATTTTTTGGTAAAGACAAGAAGATGCATGCAGGCGAGTATCTTTTTACAATCGACAATGCACATCCAGATAAATCGAGAATTGATATTAATTTTAGTGAACATGATCCAGAACATAAATCGTTTAACGTTATAATGTTAGACAACGGACAGTTTGCTGCACAACCAAATAATAGAGTAATATGGCGTGATTCAAGCCTGACGCCGGATAAATTAAAAATGCCAGACTTTAAAGTTTGTACACAAAACTATCGAGTTGAAACAGAACCGAAATGGTCAGTTGGACATACGGACGAGTGGCAATATAAAACCGAAGATGGAAGGTAGTATATTCCCTCTCCCCGAATCCTTTACTTTATTATACCATGACTTTTCAGGTTTGTAAACAAAATAATGACCAAAAACCATAATTATATTTACGAGTCAAAACAATATTTAGTTATGTACTTTTAAGGCTTTTAGTGATATAATAATACTTAATAATGAAGGAGACCTTAAATGCGTCAAAAAAGACAAAGCATTCATTATGTAAATAACGCAGACTTTTCTCAAGCCGTAGTCGATTATGTTTATGTCGTCAATGAGTGTAGAGAAAAGAGTAAACCAATTCCAAAAGTACCAGACTACGTGGCACAGTGTTTTTTACGTATTGCTGAAGGACTATCGCACAAAGCAAACTTTATTCGATATACCTATCGTGAAGAGATGGTTATGGACGCGGTAGAAAACTGTCTCAAAGCAATTAGTAATTACGACATTGAAGCGGCTACAAGAACTGGTAAACCAAATGCATTTGCATACTTTACACAAATTACTTGGTATGCGTTTCTTCGTAGGATTGCTAAAGAAAAGAAACAACAAGATATTAAATTAAAATATATTGCCAATTCTGGTGTTGAAGACTTTATGATTGACGAGAATGGTGATGCTACATCTGGTTTAGTAGCTGAAGCTTTTGTTGATACACTCAAAACTCGTATCGATCGAATTAAGTTTGTTGATAGTGAGGTAAAAGAATATGCAAGAACAGAAAAGAAAAAGAGAAAGAAACGCGTTGTTTCGGCTGACTCGGACTTGTCTGAATTTTTATAAAACACACGACGATATTGAAATGTTTGTAGTTGGTAGTCTTCTTGCTACAATCGCTGCATTTTACATTTACTGTGTATGGAGTTTAATTAATTGAAAATAGCCGTATTGAATGACACTCATACAGGTATACGAAACTCATCTCAAATCTTTCTAGATAATGCTGCAGAATTTTATTCAAAGGTATTCTTTCCAGAATGTGAAAAGCGTGAGATAACACAAATCGTACACCTTGGTGATTATTATGATAATCGTAAAGTAGTTAACATCAAAGCCTTAAATCATAATCGTAAACATTTCTTAAATGAAATGCGTAAACGTGGAATGACTATGGATATCATTCCCGGTAACCATGATACGTATTTTAAGAATACTAACGATATGAATAGTTTGAAAGAACTGTTAGGCCACTTTATGAACGAAGTGAATATCATTATGGAACCAACCGTAATGGAATATGGTTCACTTAAAATGGCGATGTTACCATGGCTTTGTAACGATAACTATGCCAAGTCTATGGAGTTTGTAAATAATTGTAAAGCTGATTGGTTGGCTGGCCATCTCGAGTTAAGTGGCTTTGAAATGATGAGAGGCGTAGAGAATACGCATGGTATGTCTGCTGAACTATTTAAAAAGTTTGAGTTAGTACTCACTGGCCATTACCACGTTGGATCAAGAAAAAATAACATTTGGTACTTAGGTTCTCAAATGGAGTTCTTCTGGTCAGATGCGCATGATCCAAAGTATTTTGCTATTATCGATACCGAAACTCGTGATGTTGAACGTATTCGTAATCCGTACACATTATTTGAAAAAATTGTTTACAACGACAAAGAAACCGATTATAATAATTATAGTGTAGAACATTTGGATAAGAAGTTTGTTCGAGTTACAGTCGTTGAAAGAAACGATTCATTTACATTTGACAGATTTATTGATAGGATTCAAAACAAAGATATTTACGATCTCAAAATATCTGAAAACTTTAACGAGTTTATTGGTGCAAATGTTGAAGATGAAGGATTGCAAGTCGACGATACTCCACGTTTGATGGATGATTATGTCGATGGTGTTGAAACCGATCTTGATAAAGACAGGATCAAAGTGATGATGAGAGACCTGATGACTCAGGCTCAAGCTTTAGAAATAGTATGATAAGATTCTTAAATATTAAATATAAAAACTTTCTATCAACTGGTAATAATTTTACCGAGATAGATTTTACACGCCATAAAACTACGTTGATTGTTGGCCAAAATGGTTCTGGTAAATCTACAGTTTTAGATGCTCTATCATTTGCCTTGTTTGGTAAAGCGCATCGTAATATTGGTAAACTACAACTTATTAATTCAATTAATCAAAAAGGTAGTTTGGTTGAAGTTGAATTTACAGTTGGCCCTGCTCATTTTAAAATTATACGTGGTGATAGGCCAGTTAAGTTTGAGATTTATAAAAATGGTGAAATGATTAATCAATCATCTCATTCACGAGAATATCAACGTATTCTTGAACAAAACATTTTAAAATTAAATCACAAATCATTCCACCAAGTTGTAGTATTAGGTTCATCGAACTTTACACCTTTTATGCAATTGAATGCACATAATCGTAGATTAGTTATTGAAGACTTGCTTGACATTGGTGTATTCTCGAGAATGAATCAATTATTGAAAGAAGAAACAAATGCTTTAAAAGAAAATATCAAAGACATAAATTACCAAATCGACCTCACAAAGAATAAAGTTGAAACACAGAAAAAATACATATCTGATGTTTCTATTTTAACTGAGGAGAATAGGAAAAATTATGAATCTAGGATATCTGCATCGCAGAGTCTCATCGATGAATTACAGGATGAGAATAGTCAGCTTAGCGTCGGACTCGATGAATCTGTATCTGAAGCCGAAAAAGGGTTGGGATCTTTACAGGATAAACGCCAGAACTTACTGCTCAGAAGTCAAGATAAGAGGACGAGTATCCGCAACCTCGAGGAGCGGATCAACTTTTTCGAAGAGAATGAATCGTGTCCCGTGTGCGACCAAACCATTTCAGACGGCCATAAACATGAGATTTTACTATCGACACAAACAGATAGGGATAGGGGGAAGGCAGCGCTTAAAGAAATCGGAGTTGAAGGCCAAGGAGTGGAATCGGAGATTGAACAGCAGACTAGCATACTTTCAGCGCTTCGAGATAAAGTACATAAACTCACTTCCAACTCGCAAGAGATTTCACGACTTCAAAAAGACATATCTGATAACCAGAAGTTCTTAGAGAAAGATGTATCGGCTGATCTTGATAAAGCAAATAAAGATCTTGCTGCAATCAAAGAAGAATTACAAGAATGCAATGATTCAAAAATTCGTTTAAACGAAGAGTATTCTTACAAGAATGCAATTGCTGAAATGCTAAAAGATACTGGTATCAAGACTAAAATTATTAAGCAGTATTTGCCTGTTATGAATCAGCTAATAAATAAGTACTTGCAAGTTCTTGATTTCTATGCTAACTTTAATCTTAACGAAGAGTTTGCAGAAACAATTAAGTCTCGCCATCGTGATGAATTTACATATGATTCATTTTCTGAAGGTGAGAAACAAAGAATCGATTTGGCTCTATTGTTTACATGGAGGCAAATCGCAAAGATGAAGAACTCAGTTTCAACTAATCTGTTATTGTTAGATGAAACATTCGATTCTTCTCTTGACCATGATGGTGTAGACAATCTCATCAAGATTCTCTATACTTTAGGCGAAGACACAAACGTGTTTATTATTTCTCATAAAGGAGAAATTCTTGATGGTAGGTTTGAAAACAAGATCGAATTTATTAAAGAAAAGAATTTCTCAAAAATTAAATAAAGTTGTTTACAAACATGGCAAAGTATGGTATAATAAACATATTAATTAAATCAAAAGAGGTATATTATGGAACTCAGCGAAAATACTCTTAATGTTCTAAAAAACTTTAGTGGCATTAATCCTAACATGATGATTCGTTCTGGTAAAACCATTAAAACTATTAGTGAAGCAAGAACAGTATTATCCACTGCGGTGGTCGATGCTGACTTCCCTAAAGACTTTGGTATTTACGATTTGAATGAATTCATGGGTGTCCTACAACTAGTTGACACACCGAATCTTAAATTTGAAGATGACTATGTGATTGTTAACGATTCAACAGGACGTTCGAAAGTTAAGTACTTCTATTCATCAGAAGATACTTTAACAACACCGCAAAAAGACATCACAATGCCAGAAGCAGATGTTAAATTCAAACTTGACAATGAAACATTGAATAAGCTCAAAAGAGCTGCTTCAACTCTCGGTCATAGTGAGATTTCTATTTCTGGTAAAGATGGCGTACTCAGTCTTTCTGTGGTTGATTCTCAAAACAAAACATCAAACGTTTTCTCTATCGATGTAGATGGTGAATTTGGTAATGATGCTACGTTTAACTTTATCCTGAGTACAAATAACTTGAAGATTCTACCCGGTGATTATGAGGTAGAAATTTCACGTAAGTTAATCTCGCAATTCAAACATACTAGTCTAGACGTAAAGTATTGGATTGCACTTGAAAAAACATCTACATTCGGAGTGTAATAATGTCAGAAACTACAACCCAGCTACGTGAAGTATCTAATCGTACTGCACGTTCAATGATTGCTGTTATTGATGCAATGACGCAGCGTGGCGCAATCAAAGGTGAAGAACTATCCACTATTGGTGGTCTTCGCGACCAAGCGATTCAAATTATTCAGTTATGCGAGCAAGTGGAACAAGAAGAAGCCATGGAAGCAGCTGAGGCAGAATCAGACGGTGAATAAGGGTCGTTACTTAATAAACGCGCGAGGAGCCACGGTTAGCTCCTCACCTTTTTTATATTATGGAGTAAGTGAATGTCAAATGAATTTCTATGGGTCGAGAAGTATCGACCACAAAAAGTAGCTGACTGTATTCTACCAAACAGTCTGAAAGAAACGTTTCAGAAAATTGTAGATTCAGGTGAACTACCAAATATGTTATTTACTGGTACTGCCGGTACTGGTAAGACAACAATTGCAAAAGCGCTATGTAATCAATTAGATCTTGACTGGATTATGATCAATGGTTCAGAAGATGGTAATATTGATACGTTACGTGGTAAGATAAAACAATTCGCTTCAAGCATTTCCTTATCAGGTGGAAAGAAAGTTGTTATCCTTGATGAGGCTGATTATCTTAATCCACAGTCAACTCAACCGGCTCTTCGCGGTTTCATCGAAGAGTTTTCCAGCACATGTCGATTTATTCTAACTTGTAACTTCAAGAATAGAATCATTGAGCCATTACATTCTCGTTGTGGTGTTTATGAATTTAACACTTCAAAGAAAGGTATGGCTGAACTATGCGAACAGTTCATGGCAAGATGTCAAACAATCTTGACCGAAGAAAATGTCATCATGGAAAACAAAGTTCTAGCTAATGTTATCATGAAACATGCACCCGATTGGCGTAGAGTTCTCAATGAATTACAACGTGGCGAAACGTCAACCGT